CTATTTACCGTTCCTGCTTCGATTTGTGCCTGAAGATAGTAGAACAATACCGTACCACATAAGTTAAGTAGGTATTTATCCTGCGCTGTTCTCACAAATGGTAATAACTTATCTGCATCAATTGCTCCCTGTAAAGGTGAGTTCTTAATGATATCGTTTCTCGTAATGAATAATGCGTACGCCATATTTCTATTTTATTTATATACTTCGTAATTTTGTGTAAATCCTGGTTGAGATGTATAAACCCATCCTTCTTCTTCACTCATTTGTGTAACATCTTCTGTTTGTGGAGATTGAGTTTCAGGATTCTCCATTTGTTTATTAGTTTCATCTTCTACCTGCCCAATAGTCTTATCGGTTTCTTCTGCAGTAGTTGATAAGATTGCTAATGGAGTTAATTGCTCAAAGTATAATTGTGTATCACCCCATCCACCATCTTCCAATACCTGAGTTAATGAGTTAATCACTAAGTTTTGGAATGGCTGTATAGTCATTGTTTGTAAGATAGAATAAGCTGTTTTCATTTCTTCTGATTGAGAAGAGAATCCGTTATCCTTAGTTCTTATACCAAATAAAAGAGGGGAAGTAATTCTATGAGCCACCAAAATTCTATCCTGTGCGTAATTAGCAACATACTCAAATTTCTCGTGTAAGTTTTCAATCTGTATAGCATCTACGGTTGGTTTATTAGCTGCATCATCATTAAACGATACCATAAATCTACCTGCATTTCTTGTGCCTGTAAATTTACGTTCAATCAAATCCTCAATAGTATCTCTCTCCTCAGGTGCAGGTACTCCATTGTTGAAGTTAACCATTACCATTGGTAAGAAACCATTCTGAATATTATTAACATGTAAGTTAGATAACTCTGCTTCTACTTCTGAGAATTGTAACGCTGATACCCAATCAGGTGTTGAATAGTAATACTTACCTGGTGTATAATTCTTAACCCAATATATTTCCATCTTTTCAGTAGATGTACCAAAAGCAGGTATTCTCTTTTTATTCTTTTGTGCTTTCTGGTCATACCAATCAGTACAATAGTAATAGTTTTCAATCATTGGTTTATCACCAATCTTTTCTGCTCTTAATGTTTGAACAGGAACGTGATAAATCTTTACAACCTTAGTGTGTGTATCATCCCAATATACCTGAAATGCTCCATTACCATACAATTTCAAATCAAAGATTACTCTCTTTAATTCTTCCTGTGGTACAACCTTTGCTAATGATTCTACAAATCCTGTGTTCTTTGTGTATAAACCTTTTCCAAAGATTAAATCAGATACTCCCTCAACACATGCTGCGTTTGTTGTAGATGTTTGAAATGCTAATGTTACAAAAGGGAAGAAATCATCCTGTGCTGTAATACCATACGGTACCCAACTCGTGCGTGATTTAAGGTCTTCTCTAATTACAGGCACATCCTGTTGTGAGAGTGAAACTACTGAAAAGTTCTGCTTTTTTTCCATATTAAAATATTATATATTCGTTCGCAGATTGATGTGAAATGTACTGCGTATTTTGGTTTGTGTAAGATGTATTTGATGATTCGGATGTATAGACCTGAACTGAACCAGCCCAAACCTGTAATGAACCCGATGTTATTGTTGCTCTATATTCTTCCGATGTAGCTGCTCCACTAATAGATGCAGTAAATTGCAATAAACTCTCATAAGTGTTGTATGAGTAGTTTGATATTGAGGAAGTTGTGTTCACCAATGTCGTCATATTCTGCAAATTCAACTTTAATGTTGAACCTGAAGTGATATCATTCGTTCTTAAAGTGAAAACATTACTGCCTGTGATAAAATAAGCTAGCATTTATCTATAATTTATGTGTGATTATCTACTATATAACAAAAATTTTTGGAAATATTCCGCATGAAAAAAGGTAACCATTTCTGATTACCTAATTTCGATTACATTTATGATTAAAGATTACTCTTATGCGTTTGAACCAGATACTATAGTTGGTGATGCTACGGCTGCGAATGCACTACCTGTTGTTGAACCACTGATAAATGATGCTGGTAATTGCTCCAAACCTGTTAGAGTTACTGAATAACCATATAGGTCTCCAACACTTCCTCCTGTTTGAATTGTACCTGCAGTAACATCTGCTCCTTGTGATTCTCCTACTAATAAAGCATCTCCGTTAAGAGTCCAAACTATAATTTGAGGTCTACCATACGCCATTAACTTTAACTGAGTAGTCATTTCATTTGTTAATTTCTTCAAATTCAATGTTACTGCCTGAGAGAAAAATGTTGTACCGTTTTCTCTAGATGTGGTTACTGTTTCGACGTAATTTGACGTTCCCTTTAATTCATAATAGTATGCATAGGTATTTGCAGGGAAAGCGGTTACTTGACCACTTGCGTTTTTTGTATATGAACCTGTTGAGTTGTAGTTAATGAAGTAAACTCCTTTTAACCCACCAATCGATTCTTTACAAACTTCGTTTCTACCTGCTGATAAATTACAAGCCATAATGAATATTTTTTTAGTTTTTGTTTTTAAATAACTTTTAAAGAGTGAGGATTTCTCCCCACTCTAAAGATTTTTATTAGTAAGCTCCGTAGTAAACGATATCTTGACCGATACCGAATTGTGTAGCCGCTGTGTATCTCATAATTACTCTGTAGTTTTGAGAACCATCTAAGTCAGCCATGTCTAATACTTTTACTTCATTGTAATCAGATAATAAACCTGTACCGAAGAATAAGTTAGATTTTTGTGCTGCTACCATAGTAGAAGCCGCCATACCTGGACACAATACGATTTCAATACCATTAAAGTTGAAAGGCTTATCACCTACGTTTAATTGGTTGTTCCATCCGTTTGCTCCTACTGCTCCACCTGCTAATGCTTGTTGATACGCTTTACCTACGTTAGTTGGTACATAGATTAACACATCTTCCTTACCATAAACTGCGTTAGGAATAGAGTTAACTAATGAATCTAATTTAGATAATACGTTAGCTGAAGTTACAGAACCAGAAATCGCACCTGTGTGCGAAGTTGGTGATGTTGCTCCTGCTGCGATAACTGAAGTAGATTGAGATAATGCTACTGATGCAGAGAACGCTGGACCGAATCCACCGAACTGACCATTAGTTGCTTCAACCCCTTGCCAAATAGATTGCTCTGTAGCTTGTGCTACTTGTCCACCTACATAAGAGATTAAGAAATCGTTGAAGTTTGCAGGGATAGTATCAAATGCACTATATCCTAATTGCAATGCTTCCCAGCTATCTACAAATTCTTGCTTACATAATTGTAAGTTAACTTGCAATTCTTTTGGAGTGATTAATCTTTCGCTTAATGCTACTGAACCTGTTGCTGTGAAATCACAAGATGCATCAGAGATGATGTTATCTAATTGTAATTTCTGAATTACGCTACGAAACTTGACGTTCGGCATAATTGTTACATATTTGTTATCCAACGTTTTAGCTGATAACAAAGCTGCTGCGATGTACTTACCCGCAAACTCGCCCGCGTATGTATTTTGCGTAAAGCTTGGGTTAAGAAAGTTTTGTTGTTTTCTCATTTTTTTAATGATTTTAATTTTGTTTAGTTATATAATTTTGATAAGAAACTATTTTGTGTGTTTCCTACTGTATTTTTATTTGCTTTGTTAACTATCATTGAAGATAAGTTTACATTATCGATAGGAGCTCCATCTAATTTAGGAAAATCTACTTCTTCCATCTTTACATCTTCTTCCTTCTTTACTTCTTCAGGCTTCATATCTCCCATTTTAGTTTTCATTTCTTCCATTGCTTTTTCTAATTCAGCAATTCTGTAAGAAAGTGTAATCAATGGGTCTTTTTCTGCTTCTTCAGAATCATCAGTTACGGTGTTTCTAGGGTCTTCATCTGTAGTCATTGGAAGTGGGTGTGCCTCTTCTGTTGCTAACTCAGTTTGTGGACCTGTTGGAGATTGACCTTCTGTAGGTAATTCAGGCATTTTATCGCCTAACTCTACATTTTCTCTTTCTTCAATCTTACCGTCTTTAACGATAACTTTGAATCTTACTTCTTCACCTTCTGCTCCTTTAAGAACTAATTCATGTTCTCCGTCTGGTGCTGGTGATTTTGTTCCATCTTCAGATACTACTTCGATACCTTCTCCCACATCGAATGTGCTTGATTCTACGATTGTACCATCTGCTAATTGTGCATAAGTTAATTTAACATCACTCTCTTCTTTAGTAATTGAAAGCAAAGTTAAAATCTTATTTAATACGTCTTTTGAGTTCATAGTTTAATTTTTTTTCTCTGTATGATATAATAACAATAAATTTAATTTATTTCCATTTTTTTAGCTTATCACTAAATTTGATGATGATAAGAATGTGTGTGAACGATATACCGCTGAGCCAGAAGTGAAATCTGTTATGATACCACCACTAACTGCTGTAGCCGCTGATGCACTAAACGATGAAGTTAAGTATGCTATCACAATGATACCACTACCTCCATTACCACCTTTACCATTTGCTGTACCCGCTACGTTACGGTTACCACCTCCACCGCCACCACCGGTATTGATAGTGCCATCTATACCTGCACCAAGATTAACTCCCTGTGTACCTCCTGCGCCTCCGCCTCCAACACCACCTTCACCACCTGCATCAGTATTGTAATCTCCTGCTCCACCACCACCGCCGTAGAATACAGAAGAACCTGCTCTTAATGTATATGCAGAGCCACTACCACCTGGCGCTCTGTTTCTGAATGTAGCAGTTTGAGATGCTCCACCTCCACCACCACCACATCCCTGGTCGGATGTAACGGTAGTACCACTGAATCCCATTCCTGTTGTACCAGCAGCTGCAGTTCTGTATGATGCAGGGTTTGAACCTCCACCACCTGAACCACCTGGTGTAGCAATTGCAGTAAATGATGCACCACCACCTCCACCAAATGCTATAACATTAACTGAACCAGATTGGAATGATGATGTTCCTCCACTTCCTCCTGATTGTGTTGTAAATGCCGAAGATACTGCGGTTGCTACTAATGTCCAGTTGTTTCCACCGCTTGCAACATTTGCAGCGTATGTTCCAGGTAATAATGAAAGTGATGATGAGTAAACAACGCCACCAGCTCCACCACCGCCACCAGTTCCACATCCACCTTGTCCACCACCTCCAACAACTAATGTCATCACCGATAATGGTGCAGCTGTTGTAGTAGTTGTAGTAGGTATAACATAAGGATATACATTTTCACTTCCAACAAATACAGCACTTGCGCTTATTGCAGTTGTTGTTCCAAATGTATTTCCTTTATAGAAAGCCTGTGCAGATTGTGAAATTTCTGCTGCACTCATTTCTCTACCGTATAAATAAAATCCTCCTAATTGGCCATTGTAATTATTTGTATCAACATCACTATTAAATCCAAAATACGAAGAACCACTAAATGGCTTCCATCCTGATATTTGAGAACCAGATGATGCAACTAATACACCATCTTGATAAACAGATTGAGAACCATTACTTCTTGCTACTATTGCTAAATTTAATAAAGAACCTGATGTACCTGTAATAGTAAATCTGTGCGTTTCACCTGCTGGTGACCTATTATCTAAATGTATTTTTCCTCCTGGAGGTCCACTATCTGTTCTTAGTATTGCATCTCCTCCACCATTGTATCCACCTTGAGTTCCAAATAAGGCTCTTATTGTATTTAATGAACCAATTGTTCCATAAATTAAAGCAGTAAAAACTTGAGTTTGTTGCCCATACGCATTTGTTCCAAATGGAAGAGCATCTGTAATTGATGATGTTAAGAATATATCATCATCTGTTCCATTAAACTGCCAGCGACCATTACTACCACTTGCTAATGGATAATTATCTACTTCTACTACAACTGAATTTGTAAAGCTAGAAGTCCAATATCTTCCATTAGTATATGAGCCAGAATCTAAACCTAAAACAGAGCCACTAATAATAAATCCATTATTATCTCTTGTAGTTTCTGCTGTAAATATATTAGTAACTAATGAAGAACCTATTTGTATTCCCATAATTTATTATATTACAAAGTAAATTGTATTTGGATTTGTTGTTCCTGCTGCTATTAAACTAGCCATACTTGCACTTCCTAATGTTACAATAAAGTTTGCATTGTTTGAACCGGTGTATATATCGGTTACATTTGATATTAAACTTCCACTTAAATTTAATCCACCACTTACCCATTGTTGTGTAGGTGTTGAACCTGTTATAGCAATACTTCCACTTATTGATTGATTTCCAATAAAGTTATTACTTCCTGTAGTTGCTAAATTTGTTGGAACATTTAATGCGAATGATGCAGTTGTTGCGTATGATGCTGATTCTATAAATCCAATATATTGTGATGCACTTACTACTGATGCAGTAATTGCGTTCTCTACATAAACACTACCACTTCCGTTTGCTCCAACTAATCCAATTACTTCTATTCCACTAAATCTAGCATCACCATTCAATCTCATTCCTGATGATGTAATAGGTAAGTTAGTATAGAATGAACCACTACCTTGTGGTGTAGTTAATTCAAACGAACCACTTCTTATTGCTAATGCTGGTGTGTTTAATGGTGATACTAATATCATAGGTCCAAATGAACCGGTTGATGATATTGTATGTGCCACATTTGTTCCTATACGGATTAAACCTGCTGCTATACTCGCAGTACCACCAACATTATTTGATGCTAAATTACCAGCATTTAATGTTAATGTTGCAGATGCAGATTGTGCGTTTGCATTTATTGATGTTTGGTATGCTACTCTCGTACCACCACTACCTGTCGCCCAAGTTGATGTGATTGTAGTATTCACAACTGAACCTGTCATTGCAGTTGATGTATGACGGTTTATACCCGTATTGATTCTACTCAATAGAGTATCACCTGTAGTATCACTACCACTTAGTGTTTGTAATCTTATTCCTGTCAAATCACCGGTTGGTCCAGCTCCTAAACGGGTTACATCTAATGTTGATGGTACTCCACTTGCAGTAGCATCTAATACCGTTTTAACATTAGTTACACCAACTGATAATTCCGGTGCATCTACTTCTAAGTTTATGTTTGAACCTGTTACTAAAAGATTTCCACTTATGATTTGATTTCCTATAAATGTATTACTTCCTGTTGTTGCATAAGAGCCAGTAACACTTATCAATGAATTTATTTTA